AGTTCAAGGCAACTGGCCCCAGTGACACCGGCAGCCGCGAGGCTGTTTACATGAAGTTGCGCGGAATTGACATGGTTCGCCAGTCGCTGCGCAGCATGGTTGATAACGCTACTATTGAAATGAAGATGAAAAAGTAGCATAATGGAGAAATAAGAGATGTCAGACAACAGCACCCCGCAAGGGACTGACCTGTACAGCGCTCAGAATGCAATCAGAAGTATGCTCGCGCCCCAAGAGGATAACGTGACGACAGATGATGCGCTTGAGGCAGAAGCCGCGCAAGTGGACGAAGCCGAAATGCCGGATGGCCAAGAGGAAGAGTATGAGGCGCAAGCTGACAACTCTCCCGTTGAGGGGTCTGAAAGCGATCTGGACGACGATGAAGACGGTGACGGCGACGGATATGGAACCCTCGATTTATCCACGACCTTAGAGGTCGACGGTGAGGAGAAAACCATTGAAGAGCTGCGCAGCGGGTTTCTTCGGCAGAAGGACTACACGCGAAAAACTCAGGAGCTCGCCGAACACCGAAAGGCTGTTGAAGCGAAGGATCAGGAGATGGATCGCGAGCGTGCTGAATATGCGCAACTACTGCCAGCACTGGCAGAGCGCATCCAACAGGCAGCGGAACAGGAGCCGGACTGGGACACTCTGTATGACACAGACCCCGTGATGGCAGCGAAGGCAGAACGCCAGTGGCGGAAGGAACAGGAGGGGCGCGTTGCGCAACTCCAGGCCGTCCAAGCTGAGCAGCAACGGATGCAGCAGATTGCAGCGCAGAAGCAACAGCAGATGCAGCAATCGTATTTGGAGCAGCAGCGTCATATATTGCCTGACATCATACCCGAGTGGCGTGACAAGAAAGTCGCGGCCACGGAAGCAACCCAGATACGGGACTTCCTCCTCGGCGAAGGTTTCAGCGAGCAAGACGTGAGCGGGATGTCAAATGCAACGCTTGTGAAATTAGCGAGGAAGGCGATGTTATATGATCGTGGAGAAACGCGGGCCAACGAGGTTAAAGCTAAACCTAAAAAGCCGCGCGCCAAGATATTGAAGTCGGGTTCCAGAGCGTCACAGCCTAAACGCACCTCAGCAGCACGGGAAGCGCAGAACCGCGCACGGAAAACTGGTCGCGTCAACGACGCCGCGGCCGCAATCAAAGCCTTGCTATAGGAGCATAAACTATGACTATCATTGCAAACACCTTTACGTCTTTTGACGCCAAGGGTATCCGGGAAGAATTAGCCAATGTTATCAGTAACATAGCCCCCGAAGAAACACCCTTCACATCCAACGTCGGTTCCGAAAATGTGTCCAACACATTTTTTGAGTGGCAGCTGGATGATCTTTCCAGTGTTGACGTCACGCCAGTGATTGACGGCGACGATGTTGCATCTTTTGACGCAACCACAGCCACAGTCCGCGTGGGCAACTACACGCAGATCCGTCGTCGTTCAATGGTAATTGCCGACAACCTTGGCTTCCAAGATCTTGCCGGCCGTAACGACGAAGTCGCGTATCAGCTCGCCAAGCGTGGTAAGGAAATCAAGCGCGACTTGGAAACAATCTACACAGGCAACACAGCCCGTTCCGCCGGCTCAGCATCTGCTGGTCGCGTAACTGCTGGCCTGGGTGCGTGGGTTGCGACCAACGTCAACAAGGCTGGCGACGGCACCAACCCAACTGCGGTTGACGGTTCCGACGCCCGTAATGACGGCACGCAGCGTGACTTCACAGAAGCCATGCTGAAAGACGTGATGCAGCAGGCGTACACATCCGGCGGCAACCCATCCGTTCTGATGGTTGGCCCATACAACAAAACTGTTGTTTCTGGCTTTGCAGGCATCGCGGCGCAGCGCTACCAAGCCCCAACTGATGGCCCAACAACCATCATCGGTGCAGCTGACGTGTATCTGAGCGACTTCGGCGCCCTGACTGTGGTTCCTAACCGCTTCAGCCGTGAGCGTGACGCTTGGTGCCTCGATACAGAGTATGCGTCAATCGCAACTCTGCGTCCGATCCAAGCTGTGGATCTCGCCAAAACAGGCGACGCAGAGAAGAAAATGCTCATCTGCGAAACTGGCCTCAAGGTATCCAACGAAAAGGCCCACGGCCTGATCGCTGACTTGAACGTATCGTAAGTATGGTGGGGCGGCTTCGGTCGCCCCATTCACTCTGGAGGTAAAGATGAAAAGACTTTTTAGCCGAGACGAAGCCGCCGGGATCACGCGGTACTGGCACGTCAAGCAGAACGGCGAATACGTTATTGAGACCGTGCAGGACAGCACAAAAATCATCGAAGCAAACAAGCGCTCGTACAACGACGTGTCGGGTAAATTCGGGGAACACGCCAAGGTGGCCTCCATCCCGCTTTCCGTGTATTATGAGCTGAAGAAGCAAGGCATCGCTGACGATCCGAAAGCCCTACGCAAGTGGCTGAACCAGTCGGAAAATCGGGCGTTTCGCACTCGAGAAGGTACACTGTAATGGCGATCACAACGTATGACGAGCTCAAGGCATCCATCGCCAGCTGGCTGAACCGAGACGACCTGACGGCGGTCATACCAGACTTTATCGCTTTGGCCGAGAGCAGCATCGACCGCGACTTGCGCCACTACAAGATGGTGCAGCGCGCCGACGCCACGCTCGACAGCCGATATGTGCAGGTGCCGGAAGACTGGGTGCAGACGATGCGCTTCACAATTACGTCTGGCAACACGTTCCGCATAGAGGCGACGTCAATCGACGACCTGGCCCAGCTGCGCCAGGAAAACAACAACCAGTCTGGCCGGCCTCGCCTTTACGCCAATGTGGGCCACGAGATCGAGGTATTCCCAACGCCAGACACCGAATACGATATGCAGTTAATGTATTTTGGCAAAACCCCAGCGCTGAGCGCCTCCAACCCATACAACTGGCTTTTGCAGGACGCCCCAGACGCCTACCTATACGGCGCCCTGGTGCAGTCGGCCCCATATCTAAACGATGACGCTCGGACGCAGGTTTGGGCGTCGCTCTACTCAAACGCGATACAGTCGCTGCAAAAGTCGTCCGACGAAACAAGATCCGCCGGCTCTGGCCTCCGAATGCGGACGTCTGGCTATTAAATCAATATTGGTGTATGATCGCGCCAGATATATCTAACGGAGAAATCCATGTCCTTCACTAATACTTATGAAACACACGTTTTGAACTATGTGTTTAGCGCCGCGAGCGTGACAAGGCCGACCGCATGGTATGTTGGCCTGTTCACTGCTGACCCTACCGACACTGGCTCAACTGCTAGTGAAGTGTCAGGCAATGGCTACGCTCGAACATCGGTCAGCTTTACTGTCACCAACGACCTGGCAACCAACTCGGCGGCTGTTGAATTTCCCGCTGCATCTGGCGGCAACTGGGGTACAATATCGCACATGGCAGTTATGACCGCGTCAAGTGGCGGCGACATGATTGTCCACAGCGCGTTGACCGTATCCAAGGCAATCAATGATGGTGACGTTTTCCGCATCCCAACTGGTGATCTGGATATTACGCTAGCCTAATGACAGTTTATCGCGCAAATTACGGCGATGCTTTATATGGTCAGAACATCTATGGGCTTTCTGGCTCTATAGTTGACGCTGCGGCAAGCATCGCTCCGATTTGTTCGGCAAGCTCTTCATCTGTTAAGGTTCGCGAGGCGGCTTCATCTGATACATCGTCTTGCTCGGTGGTCGCTGCATTGCAGCAGGTAAAGTTGGGCGCGGCTAACGTAAGTTGCACGGCAAGCGCCAGCGCTGGCTCTAATGTTATTACTGACGCCGCTGCGGCGCTAACCTGCACGTCATCCACGTCCTCTAATGCAATTAAGATTGTAACCGCTGCGGCTGACGTTGTTTGTCAGGGTGTGGTGGTAGTGGTCGCGGTAGAGTATCCAGAGGCCGAGGGCTTTAGGCCGGGTTACGGATTAAATACTTACGGCACATATATTTATGGCGTCAACCACAGCGTTGAGGATGGGGCAGCCTCAGTTAGCTTGGCTTGCAGTGTATCAAGTAACGCCGTAAGGGTTGTAAACGCCGCGTCAAATATAAGCCTTGCGGCTACGGTTGCAGGCAACGGAGTTATTGACGTTGTGGGCCGCGCGGACGTGGCACTATCATCTAACGTAAATATAAGCTATAATCGCGTTAGATTAATGTCTGCGACAGATACTTTAAGCTCGGCGGTGAATGTTCTGTCTCGCTATAAGTGGCTTGATGCGGACGAACCAACGACTACATGGACAGCAGCTTCAAACCCGAGTAATACTTGGACTGAGGCAGATTACTTAGAGAGGGCCGCGTAATGCCTACGACAACGACAAATTACTCTTGGAATAAGCCGTCAGTCGGTGGCGACGAAGACGCTTGGGGCGGCTATCTTAACGGCAACTGGGACAGCTTAGACACGCTGCTTGGCGGCGTTACGAATGCCGAGTTAAGTATTCTTGACGGTGCAACAGTAACAACTGCTGAGCTGAATTTGCTTGACGGTGTTACAGCGACAACTGCTCAGCTAAATTACGTTGATGGCGTAACTTCAGCAATTCAAACGCAGCTTGATGCCAAACTATCAAGTGTTGATCTTTCGGCCTACACTGGTGACGTTAATATTACTGGCGAGCTGACTGTTGACAGCTACAACGAAACCTACGCAGCCGTTACATCATCCAGCAACGCCACCACGGTCAACTGTGAAAACGGCAACTCGTTCAGCCATACGCTGACAGAGAACACCACGTTCACGTTCAGCAACCCGCCTGCAAGCGGCACTGCGTACAGCTTCAGCATTGAGATCATCCAAGACAGCGGTGCATCTGGCTACATTGTCAATTGGCCCCCTGCTGTTGATTGGCCTGCTGCCACGGCTCCTACGATCACAGCAACAGCTAGTGCGAAGGACATCTTCGTGTTCACTACCCGTGACGGCGGAACTAACTGGTATGGCTTCACTGCGGGTCAGGCTCTAGGATAAGGAGCTTATAAAATGGCTACTAAAAAGAAGTTACTTCAAGCGGCTGCTGGTAGTGCTGGCGGTGCTGGCAGTCTTGATATTCCAGATGTGTTCAGCACTTATTTGTATTCTGGCAATAGTTCCGCTCAGACTATTACTAACGGCATAGACCTTGCTGGCGAGGGTGGGCTTTGGTGGCTAAAGGTTAGATCACAAAGTGGAGGTCATTTACTTTATGACTCTACACGGGCAACTGGTTCAGAGCATTTTCCTATTTTTTCTAGTGCCACCAATGCCGAGTATGATGACTTCGATACTACCCCAACATCCACTGGGTTTACTATAAATAGTACAAGTTCTGGTACGGTGAATGAAACAGGACAAGACTACGTTTCTTGGACATGGCGGAAGGCTCCTAAGTTTTTCGATGTTCAAACATGGACAGGCGATGGAGTTGCTGGTAGAACCATTAGCCATAACCTAAATAGTGAAGTCGGCATGATGCTTGTTAAGTGTACGAGCGCAACTGGAAACTGGTGGACTTATCATAGAAGTCTCGGAGAAAATAAGTATTTGCTGCTTAACAGTACCCAAGCGCAAGGTAATACTGGGTTTATGTGGAATGCCACAGCTCCAACAAGCACTGAGTTTACGCTGGGCGACTACAATGAGGTTAACGGTAGTGGTAAAACATTTGTAGCCTACCTCTTCGCCCACAACGATGGTGACGGTGAGTTCGGGCCTGACAGCGATCAGGATATTATCAAGTGTGGGAGTTACACTGGTACTGGCTCTGATGGTAATTTTGTAAACTTAGGCTTTGAGCCACAATGGGTAATTGTAAAAAACACAACCGCTGGTTCTAGTGATCAATGGTGGATGTTTGACAGTATGCGGGGAATAGCTGCGCAACCCGTGATGTCTACAGTACTCTTTGCAAATTTAAACAGCGCAGAACTTTCTGGAGGTTCCGTAGGAGATAACCTTCTTGAGACTTTACCAACTGGTTTTAATGCAAATGGTTCTAGCAGTGCTGCAAACGGATCAGGTAAAACCTACGTCTACATGGCAATCCGCCGTGGCCAACTAGCTGTGCCAGAGGATGCGACTGATGTGTTTGATGTTAAAACAAGGATTAATGCCGATCCGTCATATGTCTCATCAACGGGTGTCGTTGATATGGCAATTGATAGGTATTATAATACTGCTAGCGACTCTCTAATTTTAAGCAGGCTGACGGGAAAAAATAACTTAGACACTAATAATAACACTGCTGAAAGCACAGGCGGCTATACTTATTATCCCTTTGATTACAACACAGGTTGGCTTTATTCTGCGGGTGCGGCGGAAGCAAACCGTATTTCGTGGATGTGGAAACGTGCGCCGGGCTATTTCGATGTAGTTGCTGTAACAGGAAAAACTACATCAGGAAATACACAAGGTACTATGAGCCATAACTTAGGTGCTGCGCCTGAAATGATATGGGGCAAGTGCAGGAGTGCTGGGCGAGATTGGCAAGTCTATCACAAAGACTTAGGGCCAACAAAAACTCTGTTTCTTGCTTCTAGCTCTGCGGCGGTAACTGACAGCAACTTTTGGGGGACAACTCCAACAGATAGTGTTTTTTATGCTGGCGGCGAAATGCGAAACGCTGATACAAATATTTTCTACCTCTTCGCAAGCCTTGATGGTATATCGAAGGTGGGGAGCGCAAGCCATTCGGGAACAACAAATGTGGACTGTGGCTTTACGTCAGGCGCTAGGTTTGTGCTTCTGAAGCGCACTGACGCATCTGGCGATTGGTATGTCTGGGATAGTGAGCGTGGTATTGTGTCAGGCAATGATCCTTATGTTCTGCTAAACTCAACAGCGGCAGAAGTTACAAACACAGATTACATTGACCCGCTTGCGTCAGGTTTCACGATCACTAGCAACTTTACTGCTGGTGACTACATCTTCTACGCAATCGCATAAATCAACAGCATCACGAAAGGATCACTCTGATGGCTGAATATCGACACACTACAACAGGCGAAGTCAAAACGCAGGGGCAGTGGCGCAGCCACTACAGCAATACCTCTCTTCCCCGTGTCTGGAAGGCTGCAACAATCGCTGGCCTTAACCTAGAGGCTGTCTTAGCTTCACCAGCGGCTACAACAACAGCGTATCAAACGTCTGTGCGTGATGGCGTAGAGCAAGACGCTAACGGCAATTGGGTTGAGAAGTATGTCGCCCGTGATATGTTCGCTGACACGACTGAGGATGGCGTAACAACCACCAAGGCAGAGCATGAGGCTGCATACCAAGCTGGTCTTGATGCCAGTGTGGCTGAAAGCAACCGTACCAAGCGCGATGGTTTGCTGGCTGACACTGATTACTTTGCGCTCACTGATGTGACTATGGATGCGGCGATGACAACATATCGTCAGGCGCTGCGTGACATTACTGCGCACGCCAGCTGGCCCAATTTGTCCGATAGTGACTGGCCGAATAAGCCGTAAGGGGGGAGCAGGCACATGCCGTTAATCCCCCTCAAACTACCAGCAGGACAGTATCGCAACGGCACTGATCTCATGTCACAGGGCCGCTGGCGGGACATCAACTTAGTCCGCTGGCACGAGGATGCACTGCGTCCCGTTGGCGGTTGGCGTCAGCGCACATCTGTTGACCTTAACGGCGTTGCCAGGTCTATGGTGGCTTGGGAAGAGAACGATGGCACACGCCAGATTGCCGCCGGAACGTACAACAATTTGTATGTTATCAACGCAATTGGCACAACAACCGAAATAACGCCAGCTGGCCTCACCTCTGGCCGGATAGACGCAAGCATAAATACGGCATACGGCGGCGGCTATTACGGCAGCGAAGAATACGGCTTGCCACGCGCTGACACCGAAACCATCCTCCCGGCTACAACGTGGTCTCTTGAGAACTGGGGCGAATACCTGCTGGCCATGTCGCGAGACGATGGCAAGTTGTACGAGTGGCAAGGTAACGTGGCAACTGATGCTGCGTTAATCTCAAACGCCCCAACAAGCTGCACGGGCATGATGGTGACGGAGGAGCGTTTCGTCGTGTGCTTTGGCGCTGGAGGCGATCCTCGCAGGGTGCAGTGGTCAGACCGCGAAGACAACACAACTTGGACGCCCGCAGCTACAAACGAAGCTGGCGACATAAACTTGCAAACCAACGGCGTTATCCTCGCCGGGCTACGCACACGCGGCCAGTCGCTCTTGCTGACTACGGAAGACGCTCACAGCCTGACGTATCAAGGACCGCCATTCGTGTATGGAGTGGAGCGTGTTGGCACCTCCTGTGGGCTTATAGCGGCCCGTGCGGCGGCTTCTGTTGACAACGGCGTGATCTGGATGGGTTTGCGTGGGTTTTTCGTTTACTCCGGCGGCAGGGTGCAGAGCATCCCGTGTGACGTGGCCGACTATGTATTCAGCGACATTAACAAGGATCAGCGGTCAAAAGTTTCTTGCGTGGTCAACAGCGCGTGGAACGAAATCTGGTGGTTCTACCCAAGCGCAGACAGCCTTGAGTGCAATCGCTACGTTGCCTATGACTTTGTCGAAGGCATCTGGATCACAGGCGAGATGGATCGCACGGCTGGCGTTGATCGCGGCGTCTTCCGCTATCCAATGTTCATTGCAAGCGATGGCGAGCTGTACGAGCATGAAGTTGGCTACAGCTACGGCTCAAGCACGCCATACGCTGAAACCGGGCCTATCTCCATCGGAGCCGGAGACAACCTTATGAATGTTGTTGAGCTTATCCCCGACGAAAAAACGCAGGGCGATGTATCCGCCACGTTCAAGACACGCTTTTACCCCAATGGCGCTGAGAGCCAATACGGCCCCTTCAGCATGAGTAACCCGACATCGGTTCGCTTCCAGGGGCGTCAGGTGCGGATGCGGGTTGAGGGCAGCGTTGCAACTGATTGGCGTGTTGGCATCATGCGGCTTGATGCGCGGCAGGGTGGGCGTCGATGAGAGTTGTTCCGCCGATCACAGTGGACTTATCGGCGTGGGCGGAAAACCTGCGCCGTTATCTTGGCAGGGCTTTAAACCAGCTAGACGCCAAGGATGCGTCCGTGTCGGCGGCAGAAGATGGCGTTTTGCTATGGGATCGGATTAACGGCTACCCAGTGGTTTCCAAGAATGGCGAGTGGCGTCAGGTTGTGCTGGAAGATGGCCAGTATGCTGGCGGCGTCACAACGGATCAGACTGCTGCATCTACAAACACAGCGTACGCTTTGACGTACACATCAAGCATTGCCGAGGGTATTACAAACGGCACACCAGCCTCCCGCATAGTTTTTGAAGAGGCTGGCGAGTACATGATTAGCTTTTCGGCTCAAATTTCATCTACGTCCAGTTCAACTGTAAACTTTTGGTTTTGGCCCCGCGTCAACGGCGTTGACGTTGCTGGGTCAACGATGAAGAACGCACTGCATCAAAACGGGGCGACGCTTGTTGTATCTCGGTCTGTTATCTTTAACTTTGCCGCCGGAGATTACTTGGAAGCCATGTGGGCTGTTGACAGCACCAGCGGATTTCTTGATGCAGCTGCGGCAACGGCGTTTGCACCAGCAGCGCCGTCCTCAACCATTGCGATAACGAGGCTGCACGGATGACCAGCGAAAACGTCATAAAGGTCAGCTTCGAGCCGCAGCAAGATCCTATGGTGGAAATGTTCGCAGTTTTGCCAGAGAACCTTCCATCGGTGATTGACGACGCGCGGCGCTTCATAGCGATGTCCACTGCGCGCCAGGACAATGTAAACGCCGATCACATCATCCAAGACCTATACGACGGCATGTCACTGCTGTGGATGGTTTACGTTGACGGGGTGCCAATGGCGTCCGTCGTGACTTGCATTTTGCACCACCCGCTGCGCCGCAACCTCAAGATTGAGTGGATGGGCGGAGAGGACATGCACCTCTGGGCCGGAGAGGCGTTGGCCACTTTGACAAAAATAGCGAAAGAAGCTAAAATGGACGCGATTGAGACTGACGGTCGCAAGGGGTTTGCAAAATACGCAGAGGCGGCTTCCTTTCGTGAAACGCGCAGGCATTATGAGATGGAGCTGAGCCAATGAGTTCGACCAAGACGCAAGAAACCAAGCTGCCGCAGTGGCAGGAAGACTTCATCCGCGAGCAGATCCTGCCGCGCGGCATTGACATCGCCGAAACGGAATACACCCCATACGAAGGCGATCTGATCGCCGGCATGACGCCATTGCAGGATCAGGCTCTTTCTGGCTTCGGCGGCTTAGACACGGGCGGGCAGACTTACGGTGAGGCAATTGACGTCCAGCGGGGGCTTTCCAGCTTCACGCCCACGGCTATGGGCGCAGCGTCTGCTGGACCCGCAGCTACATACGGCGGCGCAACCGTCGCCGACACAGCCGCATACGGCGGAGCAACGATCAGCCCGATAGAGCGCGCACGAGCTGCACAGCTTGGCGAAGTGGAGCGAATGCAAGGCGTCGGCGCCGTGGACGCTGCGCGAGCTCCTGGGCAAATCGGCGTCGACACGCTGGCCGCAACGGACTTTGGCGCGTATATGTCGCCCTACACTCAAAACGTAATTAACCGCAGCCTCGAGACGCTGGGCGGCGCCCAGGAGCAGGCGCTGAACAAGCTGGGCGCACAGGCGACCGCAGCACGCGCGTTTGGCGGATCACGCCAAGGAATTGCAGAGGCCGGAACCCGCGAGGCATACGGCAAGCAGGCGGCGGATCTTGTCGCCGGGTTGAGCGAGAAGGCGTTTACTCAGGCGCTGCAATCTGGACAGTTTGACATTGGCAACGTGCAGCAGGCGCGCGCATTGCAGTCAGGTCAGCAGATGACCGCCGAAACACTTGGGCAGCAGGCTCGCGAGGCGGGTGCGGCCCGCGATCAGGCGGCACGCGCCGGCAACATGGCGGCGGCAAATCAGTTCGCGACGCAGCAGGCGCAGCTTGAGCAGCAGGCGACACTAGCTAATCAGTCAGCGTTCAACGCAAGGGCGCAGGCGCAGGCGCAGCTTACACAGCAGGCAGGCTTGGCCGCCGCTGCTCAAGCCGCATCTCGCGCATCACAGCAGGCAGGTCTTACGCAAGCCGCAGGGCTGTCAAATCAGGCGGCGCTCAACCAGGCGATGCAGGCAGAGGCGGCACGTCAGCAAGCTGCCAACGCAGCCAACTTCCAGGGGCAGTTCACCGGCGCCGGCATACAGTCTGGCGCTGCCAACGCAATGGCCGGCCTGGCGGGGCAGCAGTTGCAATCGGAGCTCGCTGGCCTCGGCGCGCAAATGTCTGCCGGAGAGCAGGCCCGCGCCCTTGAACAGGCTCAGCTGCAAGCTGATTACGCAATGTTCCAAGAGCAGCAGGCGTATCCGCTGTCGCAGCTTAACGCGGTCTTGGCGGCGGGCTCTGGTGTTCCGGCGGGCCTCGGGACCGTCACAAGTTACGATCCGTTTGGCGGGTTGACGGCGATTGGCAACCTTCTTGGCGGTGCTGGTTCGGCTGGTCAGGGATATACGGCATATATGGGCACTAGCGACATGCGCCTGAAGCAAAACATCGCGCCAGCTGGCAGCGAAGGCGGAGTAAACTTCTACACATGGGACTGGAATGAAGAGGGCAAGAAGGTCGCACATGAAGGCCAGCCGACGTTTGGCGTCATGGCGCAGGAGCTTGAGGTGACGCACCCAGATCTCGTGGTGGTCGGAGAGGACGGCTACCGCCGCGTTAAGTACGACGAACTATACAAGCGGATTGGACGATAGACATGGAACCGTATCTACTAACACAAGAAGACATCGACAAGTTGGTGGCCGCGGGACGCCCTGGGGCTATGGAAGGCGAAACCGCCACGCCGGAAGACTTGCAAGCACTTGGCGTTACGCCCCAGGACACTCCTGAAGCGCCAGCCATAACCGACGACAGAAGCCCCGGCGGCATCACCGTCGACGACGCGCCGGTCGCGAGCAGCGCAAACGTACTCCAGCAGCTACTGGCCGCGCAGGCCGCTCCAGCCACTCCGACAGATCCATACGCAAACCTGAGCAAAACGCAGCGCAAGATGTTGGCGTTTTCCGCGCTATCTGACGCAGGCGCGGCTCTGGCGGGTCGGCAGGGCGGAAACTTCAACGCCATGATGGGCCGCTTCAACGAGCAGGCCGACATTCAGCGCAAGGCTACGGCGGCGCAGCAGCGCGCTCAGTTTATGGGCACACTGGGGCTAGGCGGTGCAGGCGCCAGTCGTCGAGCAATACTTGGCGCGGCTGCGCAGGGCTTGATTGACGGGCCGACAGCCAAGCTGATGATCGAGGAGCTGGAGCGCCAGAAAACCCAAGGGACGGAAATCTCCGGCAAGGCGGCTCTTATTGCGCGTATCGACGCCCTGATGAACGACCCCAACTTGGAAGACGCTCTGGGCTTCGAGGGCATTGTCCGAGGGTTCGCCTCAAATGTTGGCCTTGATCCGAATGTGGCCCGAGTTAATGAGATGATAAAGCAGGTCCGCGGCGACGTGTTCTTGCAGGCGTTTGAAAAGCTGAAAGGCGGCGGCCAGATCACCGAGCTGGAAGGCATGAAGGCTGAGCAAGCTATGGCACGCCTTGGTCAGATGCAAAGCCACGCGGACTACGTCAACGCACTCAAGGAGCTGCGCTTCTACGTTGATTTATTCTCTCGCAGGATGCAGGGGGAGAGTATCCCAGACGAAACGATCTACACTCCGGGGCAAGATCCGTCAGGCGGCTCAACAGATCCGTTGAACATTTTATAATAGGGTAAAAGCATGGCCTCCATACAAGAAATCCGCAGTAAATACCCTCAGTACAATGAAATGAGCGACGAGGATCTTGCGCGGGCGCTCCACGGCAAGTTTTACTCTGACATGGACTTCGGCGAGTTTTCAGAAAGGATCGGGCTTACTCCCGCTCAAGAGGCTCCGACGATCCCCGAAGGCTCCACGCTGCTGAAGCAGTACCCGGACGGCGGCTACATCACGCAGAACCGCAAGACGCGGAAAATGAACTATGTGAACCCTAACGACGCATATGTGACCGCCGATCAGGGTACAATCACCAGCATCATGCGTGAAGGCGGAGACGCTGCAAAAGTTGTCAAAGGCGAAATGTCTCGCGAAGTTGTTGGCGAAGGCTTCACGTCGCTGGCCAGCGGGTTTGGCAAGGGTGTTCCGTTTGCCCGCGGTTATGTTGAGCCAGCGATGGCTAAAGTTAGTGAGTTCGCCAGCCAGTTCACTGGAACCCCTCCTGTAAGCGAGGAAACTATCCGCGCAGCCATAGGATCACAGGAGGCGCAGTATCCGGCTTTGACTGGCGGCGCCCGTCTAGCCACCGGCACGGCCATCGGCGTGGCGTCTGGAGCTGACCGCTTAATAAACGCACCAACGCGCATTGGACGTGCCGCACAGGCCATGGGCTTCGGCACTGGCATAGGCGTCGCTGAAGGCGGGATCGCAGGTTACGGAGAAGGCGGCGCAGAAGAGGCGGCGCGGCAAGCGCAAGTCGGCGGCATGTTCGGCTTAATCGCGGGGACAGTTGCGCCTGTTATCGGGTCAATCGCTGGTGGCGTGAGCCGCTTTAAGGCTGAAATGCCGTTCCGTTCTGACATTAACAAGATCGGCGCCAGGGGCGACGCTAAACGGCTGATAAAAGACGCCGTGGAAGCTGACGGCGTAGGCGCCGCAGCCGCAGCAAACACGCCTTACGGAAACATAGCAACGCTTGGGCCGAATATGTCAAACCTGCTTGACGTCGTGGCGAATACTCCGGGCAAGGGTGCAGCAGTGGTACGCTCAAACCTCAACGAAACGTCTCTGGCCGCGTCGCAAGATTTGTCCAGAACGCTGGACGATGTCCTTGGCGAGGTTACAGCTGGTAAGATTGGCCAGAAGGCCGACATCATGGCGGACACTGCTGCGGCTCGCAAGGAGCTGTACGGTAGCGCGTACACGTCTGAAATTGTCCCAGGCGAAGACGCGTCCGACGTAGTTCTGGACCTGTACACCCGAGTGTCTCCAGATGACTTGACCGGCGCCACCACCCTGATGCGCGAAGCGGGAGGGGAATTTGACTACATGGTGCCGACGCGCGTCAGCGAAGAGCAGGCCAACAAGATACTGAAAAGCAAAAACGGCGTGAATATAACTTACGACGTCGACGGAAGCTACATTGCCATGCGTACGCCGACAGTTGAGACGCTGGACTACGTCACGCGCCGGCTGCACAGCCGCGCCCAAGAGCTCAAGCGATCTGGCGACATCGAGGGAT